TGGATTTAAATTTCCCATCTTGTTATTTATAAAAATTGAAAATTATATTGAATAAATATTTGTGTATATTTAAACACATATACTAATACCAATTATAAAATATGGAATACAATCTTTATAAAAAAACAAATGATTTTATTCAAACAATTGATAATTATTGTTTTAATTTAAGTTATGACGACAAAAATATAATTGTTAATGAATTTAAAAAATTAAATTGGGAAGGTTTATATATATATTATGAACAAACAAATAGAAAAAATTTATTAAATTTATCATTTATTTTATGGAAAATTTTAACTACTTCAAATAAATTTAATTTTGATAAAAATATATGTGATAATATTGATATTAAAAAATATAATAATGGATTACAAAATATGTTGTGGGAAATTCTAAATCCAGATATGATGGAATTATCATAATTTTTATTTATATACAAAATCACATATAAATATTATTTATAAAATTTTACTTTTTATTATATTTTTTATATAATAAAAAACAATTTAAAGAAAAAAATAGATAATAACTTATCTAATTATGCAATCAAGTTTAAAACCAGAAGAAGATCATTTAGATGAAGATAAACCATTCAAACAAATGGTTAAAAAACAAAATTTTTGTGTTCTTTCTATGTTAACACCCAATTCTTTTCCAGAATCTAAAAGAGAACAATATAAAGACCAAAAAATTCTTGGTATTAAAGTAAGAGGTGTGTTTGAAACTTATGAAGAAGCAAAACAAAGAGCAGATGCTTTACAAAAACAAGACAAATATCATAATATTTTTATTGGAGAAGTAGGAAAATGGCTTCCATTCAATGTTGATATTGCTACTATGGAAACTGAAGATGACCCAATATACAGAGAACAAGCATTAAATCAATATATGAAAGCATATAAAGATTCTCTTAAGGAAGAAGAAGTTGAAGAACAAGAAAGAAAAGAACAAACACTTAAAGGAAATAATGCTAAAGTTGTTACAGGTAAAACTGATGCTCCTGAAGCAACTGGTATTGGATGTCCTGAAATTACTCCTGTAGGTGTAGTTCCTAAATCTGCTTCAGCTTCATCAACTGAAGGTCCAACATTAGAATCAGAAAGTAAAAAAGTTGAAATTTTAAGAAAACCAAATGAAGTAGATATAGATGAACAAATTAAATCAACCCAATCTGATAAATCTAAAATTGAAACTGAATTAGAAGAATCCAAAAATAATCTTAAAGAATTAGATGCTAAATTAGCAGCTATTAATCAAATTTATGCTGATTTAAAAAAATAAATTAAAAAGTTTAATTAATTTGAAAAATTGAATAAATATATAAATTATTATATATTTATGGTATAAATACAAAACAAAGATTTCTAACATTATACTATACTATAATGTCAGAAATATTACCTAATAAATTATATTTAGGTTCATTATATGATGTTGAAAATATTAATTGGTTATTAGAAAATAATATTACAGATATAATCTCATTAGCAAGTGATATTGATTTTATTGGTTTAACAAATTTATTAGAAAAAAATAATATTAATCATCATATTTTTAAAATATATGATGATTCAAATGAAAATATATCTGAATTATTTTTAACATTATTTAAAATAATTGATTCAGCGAATATTATTTGTGTTTATTGTTCTTTTGGTATAAGTAGATCACCTACAGTAATAATAGCATATTTAATGTATAAACATAAAATGTTTTTGGATGACGCAACAAAATTTGTATTAAAATCACGTAATTGTATTTTTCCCAATGATAATTTTTTGATGCAATTATTTAAATTTGAAAAAGAATTATTTGGTTTAATTAGTTTTACACATGATAAATATGGTATTGCCAAATATAAAAATATGATTCATTCATATAAATAAAATATACTATAAAAATTTTATTTTATCAAAACATATTAATATATAAAGTAAATGGATTTAATAAAAGGTTTTATGATAATTGTTTTTATAGTCGGGATTGTTTTATTAACAATATATTTAATGGCAAAATCTGAGGTTGCTAAATGTGATACAAAAATAATTTATAAATATTTACCAAGAACTCTAGAAGAAGAAGAAACAGAACCAATATTCGTATCTGAAATATTTTCTTCTATGTTCACTCAACCTTCTGTATGGATTGATTCTATTTATGAAGATGACAAGAGAAAAACACAATTATTAAATAAATATTTTATTTCTCAATTTTAATAATAACTACAATATTAACATAATTATATTGTTTTAAAATCCATATATAAAATTAATCTATTTGAATTGGATAAATTATAAGCATAATGTTCAAATGTGGCATCAAATATAAACATTTTACCATTTTCCTCATTAACATAAGTATATTCTCCATTTGAATTTTTTATATTTAATCTACAAGAATTTTCAAGTTTGGGGATATCTAATCCTAAATGCATTGCTAATGAGCCAGATTCTATTCCAGTAATATCACTATGCGGTTGTAATAAACATCCTCCTAACATCCAACTGAATCCACAAATATTTATATGAGGTTTTATTTTATTTAATAATTCAAATGTTTTTGGACAAAATTTAATATTTTCAGAAAATTCATCACCAAAATATATTAATCCATAATTTAACCATTCATAATTTCCTTCTGTTGATTGATTTAACACAGTACCTTTTGGATCATATGACCAAGATCTTATCCAACCATATTTATTTTTAATTCCATTTACATATGTTTTAGAATCATACCAATCATTAATTGTTCTAGAAATATCTAATTTTGGAGCATTTGTCATTACATTAATTGCTTCCAATTGTATTTGTTTCCAATTCTTTTGTAATTCTTTTAAAAATTTATATTTTTGTGGATAAAATAATGTAATTGAATCAATTTGACCTTTTGGAATTTTTATGTCTAAAGTACATTGTAAATATATTTTAATAAAATAATTTAAAATTGTAATTAAACAAATAAATACAAATAATATAATTAAATTATAATTTTGAACTACTAATATTAATATGATATCTTCCAAGTATTTTTTTATTGTTAAAAATAAATTCCAAGAATTTATTTTATTTTCCGGTTCTGCTAACTCAGATATATCAGGATATATTTTTAATTTATAATCTAAGTTAAAATAAAATTTTTTTTCCAATTTAATGAAATAAATTGATTTCTCGTATTTATTTTTTTGTTTATCTAATTGATTATAATGTAATTTTAAATTTCCATATGAAAATAATTTATTTAACCAATTATCATTATTTGAATTAGATTCTAATACACATAAATTAAAATTCATACGGTAAAATTTTTCCAGTTCTATTGATAAAAATACATTTCCCAAATATATTTTATTTTGATATTCATTTGTTGGAATTATTGATTTATTTATTTTTTCTAATAAATAATTTATAAAACTATTTGAATTATTTTTAATGTAAAAAATGTCATCATTTAATAGATATTCGTTAATATCAAAAATTTCTAATGTAAATTTTGATTGATGTTCATTTAACCAAAAAATCATATCATTATCTGAATTAACTAATTCTTCTATCATATTGATATTTGATTCAGTTAATAATTTTAATAATTCAATATTAATAAACATACCGCCAAATTCTTTAATTATTATATATTTTATAAAATTTTCTCTTGATTTAGTTAAATTGAGTCTTTTAAAATAAACTATCCATTCGATATATTTTAACTCAAGTAATTTTAACGCCAAATCATAATTCCATATTATATAATTGAAATTATTTTTTGGAATCACGTTTAAATTATTATTTTCATTATAAATAAAAGTATGTATTTTCATATTAAATATCGTTTAATTTATTAGATTAACATATATATTAATTTATTTATTTAAACTCAATCTCATTAAAAGAATCAAAATCATATAGTAAAAATTATATTTTTTTTTACAAATTCCATAATCATTATTATAAAATAAATATAATAATTATTTTTCAGACAATAATACTTTTATATCATATTATTTATACTTATCACCTTATTTATATAAAATATCACATATATTACTTTAATAATTTTGAAAAAAATATTTTAACATTCAATTAAAATATAAAATGTATAATTTTTATAATGGATATAATCATACAACCAATAATTTCTATTTTTATAATGTTGTTTATGACATTATACGAAATAACTAACAATATTAAAAATAATATTAAGTATAAACAAATATCAAATATAAATCATAAAAAATTATTTACTAAATCTAAAAAATTAAAAATTAAAAAAATAAATTATAGTGAAATATCATATAATATAATAAAAAAATATATCGATAATTCAATTCCCGTAATTATAAAAAATATTCCAAACAAATATACAAACGACTTTAAAAAATATTCGTTAATTAAAGAGGATATTGAAAATCCAAAAAATAATATTGTTTTAAATCAATATTTTATTCCTAACATACCGAATTTTAAAGAATTTATAAAAAAAAATATTAACAAAACAATAATTTCAATGATTCAACTAAATGGTAACTATGAAAGCGGTAAAGCACATATTGATTTTGTTTCAAGCTATAATATTTATTATTTGAATAAAGGAAAAAAACGTGTAATTATTATTCCCGATGATAATACAAATTATTTAGATTTGAATTTGGGAATAGATAATATATACGTGAAAGAAGATATAAATATTGGTAAAAATAATGATTGGTTAAATAAAGTACCATCTTATTGGTCATTTGAATTGAAAGAAAATGAATTATTATTATTTAATAATTCAAAATGTATACATAAATTTATAAATATTACTTCAGGTACAGAAGCTTTTTCAATTCGTGTCATTCATTCTGATTCTTCGAAATTAATTCGTAATGCAAATATATTTAATATTAAAACTGGATTACATTTTTATAAAATAATTACAACTAATAATATAAAAAGAAAGCAAAATAAAATGGATTAAATTATTAATTTTTATAATCAAACTTAATAACCAAATTTAAATATATCATATTTAAAGAACTTGTAGAAACACTATTTTTATATAGGGGAACTTGGGTTCAATATATTTTTATATACATTTTTTAAAATATTTTGGTTTGAACATTTAGATTAGTATTAACATTATTGTTAGTGCTAATTATATAATTAGATATGAAACATTACTCATAATAAATCTGTTACAAAACGTACAATGACAAAAATATTGAAACTATTTATCAGATTATAAATTTTTTATTTTTTGTAAACAATATTTATAAAAAAATAATTAATCAAGTTCTACAATTTTATGATTTTTTGGTTTTAAAATAATATTTTTATTGTCGTGAAATAAATTTATCGTGTCTTTAAAAACCATTTCTCTAAAATCCTTACATCTTTTAATACGTTCATTATTATTGATTTCATCTTGTTCCTGTTCATCTTCTAAATCTGCCAAGTGTTCTAAATCACATAAATCAACATATTTTTTACTTGTATTAATACGTGATTTAGCCTTATTATTATTTATATATTTAATATTTAATTCATCTAAAATTGTTTTAGAATGTGTAATAACCCCATCCAAAACTAAATTTATTGTATTTATATTATCTGTTTTCCATTTCCCATTATCGTATATTTTAACATATCCACGATTTTTATCAGTAATCATTATATTGTGAAATTCTGGTAATTCTTCATTAATATAAATATTTTCAATCATTTTTAAAATTATTTGTTTTCCATATAATCTTGTATCCATTAGGGGATTTATAAATAATTTTTTATCGATATTATTATAATCAACACTATTAAAATTAACAATATTATTATTCACAACAATATTTATATTTGGTTTTGATTTTTTATCAATTAATTGAGATTTAAATATAGCATTATCTTTTTTTAATTCTTCAATTTCTTTTTTTAATACTTCAATTTCTTCATTTTGTTTAATAACTATATCATTATTTTTAATTGGTTTATTACACCTTTTTCACTGAAATTCGGGACAATCATTCAAGTTATTTGAGTGCAATTGTACCTCATAAGAGGCTCGGTATAACTTGACTCCTAAGAAAATAACATAGGTTATTTTCTGGAG